CATCGTAAATAATCTGTGGTACATGATAAGGTTCGCCATTAAAAGGAATATACTTTTTAAAGGTTCCTAATTTAGAAGAACCAACTGAAATAAACTCACCAGGCCAGCTCCTCTTACTTTGATTCATGTTTGTAAATTTAATTCTGCGAAGTGCCCCAACCTTTGTTCTAGCATCTTTCTGGGACATTTCTTTATATTGGTCCCCTGTGAGGGGTATATAGTCCAAATTAGGCTTAACTGGGACTGGGGTATCCTTTTCTGGTTCAACGCCCTGTATGGTGCCTTCAGGGAGCAGCAAACCCGCTTTAGCAGGGTTAGCCATAAGGTAGGCTCCGATCTGAGCACTTAATTTATCAACTCCAGTGCGATGATGGTATTCAATACCAAGTACATCTGCTTTAGCTTGTAATTCTTCTAACTGTGTATTTGTGCTCATATGAGCCTCCTATAGATTTATCCGATCTAGTACTATTGTGAAAGTAGCCCCCGAAGGGGCTACCATTTACTAACTACAACCTTACAGGGTTGCTACTGTCTTCAGCAGAGCAATACGCTCAGGACGCTGAATCATGAAACCATACCACCACTTGATGGAATAGAAACCAACCTCACCGAACGGATCATCACGATTCGCCACTTCAGGTCCAGGCTTCTTATGGGTAATGGTGAACTTGTTTGACTTACCACTAGTCTGGAAACCAACAGTAGTAAACGAGCCATCTCCTACAACCAAGAATGGGTAGACATTAACCTTAGCGGCTCCTGCCTCATCTTGACCCCAATGAACTACTTCATCAGCAGTATCACCAACGGCAGCACCAGCGGCATTCCAATGCATCATCTCAGGAACTACAATGACACGGAATGGACCTACTGAGCCAAACTCACCGCGAGCAATATTACCTGCAGAAGCATACTGAGCTACCGGCAAGAATGCTTTCTCATCATGATAATCAGTCATACGCATCAGAGCTGGTTGGAGCTTGGAGCCTACATAAGCATAACGAGCTGCTTGTACAGTCTTAGTATCAACCATACGCGAGCCTGAGATCAACTTAGTATTCTTCGGAGTACGGTTGTCATCCAACTCGATATCCAATTTAACCAAGTCATCATAGACCATAACATCTTCAGCATTTGCAGCAGCAGTAGAACCACCAATAGTGGCAGTGCTTGTTGCATTACCGGCGTAACGAAACACACCAGCAGCATTCAGCAAATCGATCTGCAATTGATCCTCATTCATTTCATTAGCAGCTTTAACTACTTCAGAAGTGATGTGCATCAGCAAATCTGCGTCTGTATCAAAGTCCAAGGATTCCTGGGTATATTCGTCAAAGAAACCGAATTTCTCCAAAGTACCTTCCAGCTGGATACGCTTATGTCCTACACGGTTGACACGGCCACCAAACTCAGAAAGAGTAGGAAGCTTGGCCGCGATAGTACCAACATCTTTGCTGGAACCATACAGATTACCGTAATTAGAGTAAGTATCACCTACGCCAATAACCTCTACTGTCCAGTTAGCTGCAACCAGAATAACTACAGCAGCATCATAATCAAGAGTAGCGGCGGCAACATAACCCTGACTGATTGCCCAGCCAAAGAGGTTACCCTCAGCTACGTTATCAGCAGCAGTTTTGGCAGCAGCCAAGTTAGCACCAGTAGCCTGACCTGTGAAATACAGAGACTGACCACCTTCACTTGCAGGAGCAGTAGCTTTAATTACCTGACTAACAATGGTAGTAGCAGATACGAATCCAGCACCTGTGGATACACCTTGGGCATCAATACCCTGATCATTAACATTACGATCATCCAAAATAGGAAGATAATGATACATCTTAATTGTTTTACCCATATTCTTGGGCATGTAAGTTACATCAGCCATCTGACCAAAGTAAGCTTCACGGGCTGCCTCTACAAGTGCTTTACGCTTGTACAGGTCAGTACGAATCTGACCACCCACATCGGATTGGCTACCGTTAATGGGATCGTTATACGCATGGGGATTTTCAAAAGCCATGATACATTTCCTTTTTAAAGTTCATTAAAAGGAAGATGGATCCAAAGCCAATATAGCATCATCATCTAAATCGGCCAAAACTGGGAGCACCTTCCCACCACTAGCTGGTTTACCCTTAGTTGGGCTCGCAGCACGCTTGCGATTCCGCAAATCAGTTTTAGAGGCATCATTGCCTTTACTCACTGCTGATCCAGAATCCTGTGCTGAACCCTGTGTACCCTTGCCAGAAGTGGATGGTGTATTAGGGGTGGAAGTATCATCAAATACTCCTTCCTTGTACATTGCATCACCTACTTGGTAATAAGCTTGCAGGTCAGACAGGCCCGTAAGTCGCCCATACATTCTCTCATTTTCGACTCGATCAATTACCTTTTGGTAAATTCCCGCTTCGATGTGATTATGTATTTCAGCAATTACCTCGGGACTCTCTTGTAGTTTCTCTCTACTAACCGTGTCCATCTGATTGGAAATAATGTCAACTGTTTTTTCAAAACTTGGGCTATCCTTAATATTATCCAGGACATCCCTAACAGCTAACTCCTTATCCCCAGGAGTATGGTCAGTGGGTTCGTAGCTTTCACTACCCTCAAGGTTCAATGTCATCGGATCAATGTCATTGTCCTTAAGGAGCTTCTTGATTGCCTCTGGGTTATTATTACTCAGGTCAATTAAAAAGTTGATCCTTGACGGATCGGTGAGCTTAGCCTTCTCCAGAGTGCGTAGTATCTTCTGATGAGGTTTCATTGCTTGCATCTTTTGCGAGTAATCAACACCCATCTGCATCAACCGGCGAGCATCTTCAATATTATCTAAAGAGACTTCTCGCTTTGCTGCTCTAAAAGGAGCCATAAGCTCTTTATATTTTGCTTCAAAGGTAGCATCATCTGTGTCAGAATTTTCTTCATCAGTATCTGTATCACCTTTATCTTCGGATTGGTCGTCCTCGGAGGTATCCCCAGATTCTGTGGAGGTGGAATCCTCACTATCAGAATCGCCTTGTTCATCTGCAAAGGCATTACCTGCTTCAGTTAAATCTTCAGAGGAACCTTCTTCGGTAGCAGCACCATCTGCCTCTCCATCGGGGTTTTCCTGGTCTGAATCATCTTCAGCAGACTCATTCTTACTATCATCAGCCTTGGTTTTATCCTCAGCTCCCTTAGACTCAGGGGAGCTAAAGCTCCCCGGGTCAATATTCATGATGGCCTCATCATCCATCGATTCAAGGTCAAGAGTATCAGCTTCCATTACTGGAGCTCACTCGCTTCCATCTGTTCACGGAGAAGATCTGTTTCAGTCTCTCTGTGACTAGCTAATGCCATAGCTGCTTGATTACCCTGGGACTGAATCTTAATAAAGTACTGTCTCAGCCCACCAATAGATACAATCATGTTATCCAGCATTTGCATACCAGCTTCATTCATAATCATTGCGGGCTCTGCTCGGGCACCGACTATCTTTCTGCTTCTAGTTTAAAGTAGTTCTCATTAATGATTAGATTAAAATCTTTATTATCCTTCAAACGTTTCAAAGCTTCATGGGTATCAATAGCTGTCTTAGCTTCTTCCATTGTGATACTTAGTTCTTGTAAATCTTCTTCAACTTGACTCATATTATGCTTCCTTTAGCTTGGGAGGGCTCAACCGGAATTAGTTGAGTTGGCTCCATCTTTGGAATCTTTCACTGCTTCTTTAGTAACTTGCTTCTCACGCTCAAGAGCTATATTGCCCTCAGCCTGTACTCTACCTTTCTGTAGATCCCGTTCTTGGGTAACACCTTCTGAAGTCTCTACAAACTTCAAATCTTCAATATCCTTCTGTGACTGTGCCTTACCTGTCTGAGCCTCATTCAATTTAGCTTCAGCATAATTCTCAGCAGTCTCAGAACGAATCTTCTCAATCTCAGCTTCTTCTCTAGCAACAGAAAGTTCAGCCATCTTCTGCTGTATAGGATCAGGCTCGGGCTTAAACTCTTCAATACGTTTAGCCAATTCTGGCATCTTACGTAAGCGAGCAATCTCTACCATAATCATATAAGAAAACTCAGGAGGCATCGAGTTACCAACTGTCTGTAACATAAATGATAACTCTTGAGCCTTAGCATCATCTGCTTCTGCCGTGCTGATCTTTAACTTAATATCAATACGACCTGCTAAGTCTTCTCGGTCAATTGTAACAAACTCTTCATTAGTTATGCGAACTATTTCTTCTTCTGAAAGAAATACCGCATTCATTGCTATGATTTTACGACCAATTTCTATAATACCACCAGCTAATCTACGAAGTATGCCTAGTTCGCGTTTACCTGCAGCATCAATAGCTGAACGTGCTGCTGTAGCTGATTTACCCAAACCTTCACCAGAGATACCACCATTTGCAAAAGCCTTTATACCAGTCATAGACTCAGCATCATTATTCTGCTGTTCTAATAGAAATGGAGCTGAAGTAGGGATCTCAGGAAATATATGTGTATGAAAAGCATCCCCGGGATTGACACCAGGATTAAATGAATAATCTTTACCTGCCTCGAACTTACGTAAATTAGTTATATCCAAGGCATCTTTACGATAGCCAATCTGACCTGCAGCCGAACGACCCATGATATCAATCATGCCCCTCATTACTGCACCAGCTATCTGCTGATTATCTTCTAACAGAGCCCCATCAGGCTCACCATACACAGCTTTGCGTACAGGTAAGTATTGTACCAATACAAAAGGTAATTGCTTATCAGGGAAAGGGGATTTCTCTAAACGGATCATTGTGTCACCAACCCAAGTAGCTACAAAGGGCTGAGGTATACCTGTACCATCAATATCGTAATAACCCCAATACTCATAAGCATCAAACTTTTTACGAGGATCATCCTTGAAATTAAAGTTAACCGATTCTTCACCAGTTGAACTCTCTGACACGCTTATAGCATTATTTTCTAAATTGATGTTTTCTAAATTATGGTAACGATCTCCATCTCTTTCTAACTGCCCTAAACTGGTTTCAAATTTCCATATAATAAAATTAGCATTCTTAATAATGCCCTTACAAGTAGGATCAACAATAGAAGACTTATAATCACATACTTCTACAGTAGGTTTATTTACTAGAACCTTCTTCTCTGTGCGAGTAGGCTCATTAGGATCTGGGAGCAATTCAACCATTGCTTCCATCTCAATGGATAACTGTACTGTTTCTAACAACTCTGGAGGTAATTGCTCAGCAGCACCTTCAGGATTCTGCATAACTAATGCAGCACCTTGTTCGATCAATTGTTGCTTAAAGGGGTCTGTGACCTCTGTAGGGATTAGATTAGGAACCTCAATGTCCTCATCCTCATACTCCCAACCCAACCGAACAAGCACTGATCCTTCATCAACAGCAGCTCTCACATAATTATCAATAAAATTTACTTTATCCAGAATAGTATTAAACTGGTTATTTAATACTAAGCCGTTTTGGTAAGCTGCCTTTTTATCTTCAAAGGTAACTGGTTCAGTATTGAACAAATCCTCATGCGATAGGAAGGCTTCAGATAAAGAGGAATACCGCCATTCAGCTTGTTTACGTATAAGCTTAGGTACAATAGATGAACGTCCTGTACGGGCCTTAGGCTTAGCCGCACCCCGGATATGCATATTATCCAGCCAAACATCTACATCCGTCACATGGCTATTATGATGACTTAATGCTTCTGTATAGTCTGCTTTAAGATCTGCAAGCAAAGGAGGATTACTCCAATCTACAGACACTTCAGTTTTATCAGCAGCAACATCTTTATTTTCTTCTGTCATTAAGTTTTATCCAATTGTATTAGGAAATTATATAGGGTATTAGCTAACATTACCAATTAAGGCTTTATATTACTAATAGCTTTAAGTTGCCCATTAGCTTGATTAACCCTGACTATACACATTTTAAGTGAGGTACCTAGGGCTATAATATCCACTATCTCAGGCTTAGTTATTAAATCAACAGGCTTTGTTAAACTATCTGGTATGCTTATATACAC